GTGGCCTATCATGTCGGGTGAGGTTCCGATTCCAGATCACATCCCGCGTGAACAAGCAAAGATGTTAGTCAAGCCAGACAACTGGGAGTTCTTTACGCAGCCTCCGGGAATGCTTGAGGTGAAGAACAAAGACGGTGGCATTGAGGACTACAAACCAAACGGCAAGGCTGAGAACCGTCAGAACATGATGAAGTCTTACTACCCAAACTTGATTCAGGGTAAGACGAAATCATGGATTGATGTGTATGTGATGAACCGACTCGGCATGATTCAGGAGGGGAAACCCGTGTATCCTTCCTTCTCAGCAGAAGCTCACATCGCAAAAGAAGAACTTCCTGTTGCTGCAAACCTGCCAATCTATGTTGGCTTGGACTTTGGCCTTACCCCTTCCGCCACGTTTGGTCAGAAGATTAGGGGTCGTTGGTTGGTGCAGCACGAGGTTGTTGCCATTGATATGGGAATCGTTCGTTTCGCTGAGGTTTTGCGCAATGAACTTGCGACGCGATTCCATGCCTGCTCTGAGACTATCATCTATGGCGATCCGGCTGGTGACTTCCGCGCTCAGACTGACGAGTCTACCCCGTTCCAGATTCTTCGCGGCGCTGGACTTCGAGCGTTCCCCGCTGGCTCTAACTCCGTTGACCTAAGACTTGAGGCTGTTGCAGCTCAACTCAACAAGATGGTCGAAGGCAAGCCTGCCTTTTTGATTGATCGTCGTTGCTCAATGCTCATTAAGGGCTTCGAGGGTGGGTATGCCTATAAGCGAATGGAAGTTAGCGGTGAGCGGTATGCTGACAAACCCGATAAGAATATGTATAGTCACATTCATGATGCTCTTCAGTACATGCTATTGGGGGCTGGAGAGGGTCGCGCGCTTCTAAATACTCAGCGACCTGCGAGACCAACTATTGCCAAACGCGACTTTAATGTGTTTGACATGACGAAGCCAAAGTCAAAGCCCGGAAACTGGCAGAGACTTACAAGATAGGAGAAGGCTGCTATGTGTTTCGGACCATCTGCGGCGGAAAAAGCAGCAGCAAAAGCGCAACGCCAATCGGCTGAAGAAGAAAAGCGCGCTGCTCTTGAAGAGCGCGCCGTTCAAAAACGAGAAGATATTTCTGACGCTGTATCTTCACGAACAGTTCGTGCAGGTCGTCGTGGCGGCATGGGTCGTCGTTCTTTGTTCACGGGGTCTATCGGCTCTGGTTACGCAAGTAGGTTCTAATGGACTACTCAGACGACTCAACCGCAAAGCGGTATATGGAAAAATACAATCGGGCTAAGGCAAAACGGGAGCGCTTTGTCCCGCTTTTCGAGGAGTGCTATGAATACACTCTGCCGCAGCGAGAGTCGTTTTACTATGAAGAGCATGGTCAGCGTAGAGATGACCGCATCTTTGATGAGACCGCTGTTGTTGGGGTGCAAGAGTTTGCATCTCGACTACAGTCTGGCATAGTTCCAAACTATGCTCGATGGGCGCAGTTCTCTGCTGGATCGGAAGTTCCCCCAGAAGATCGGGACCGCATCAATAATGAGCTTGATGAGATTACGCAGTATGTCTTTGACATCCTGCAAAATTCAAACTTCTCTCAATCAATCCATGAGTGCTTCTTAGACCTTGCGGTTGGTACTGCTGTCTTGCTTGTCGAGGAAGGGGATTCTCTTAATCCTCTTAATTTTGTGTCTATACCTTTGCCAAGGATCGTTTTGGATATTGGACCAGATGAGGCTGTAGATCACATCTTCAGGGAGCGTCGGGGCATTCGCTTTGATATGCTCGGTCAACTTTATCCAGCGCAAAAGTTCGATCAAAAAGTTCTTGGCCGCATGAACGGCAACGACACGACAGATGTTCTGGAAATTGTTTGCCGAGATTACTCCGCCAAAAACCAAACCGCCTTTTTGTATTATGCAATTTGTCAAACGACAAAGACTGTACTGCACTACAAGAAGCTTACGGGCATTGGTTCTAATCCGTTTATTGCGTTTCGTTGGTCTACCTCGAACAATGAAATCTATGGGCGCGGTCCTGTCTTTAACTCTTTGTCTGCTATCAAGACTGTTAACTTGGTTATGCAGCTTGTGCTTGAAAATGCGCAGATGCAGGTTAGCGGCATTTATCAGATGGAAGATGATGGCGTCATAAATGTTGACACCATAAATCTTGTGCCGGGGACCATCATACCAAAGGCTATGGGTAGCGCTGGCCTTCAGCCAATCAATGCTGCTGGACGTTTGGAGTTCTCTCAGTTTGTCTATGAGAAACATCGCATGGACATTAAGAAGAACCTGTTTATGGACATGCTTGCAGACCCTAACAAAACGCCTGCCACGGCAACGGAAGTTGCGGAGCGTATGGCTGATCTTTCCCGTCGCATGGGCGCTGCGGTTAGTAGGCTGCAATCTGAGATGGTTCAGCCTGTTTTGCAGCGTGTTATATACATTCTTAAAAAGCAGGGTCGCATTGAGCTTCCAACGGTCAACGGTCGTGAGATCAAGATTCGTTCCATTTCTCCGTTGGCTCAGGCGCAGTCCAACGAGGACATTGTTGGGATTAGTCGATACCTAGAAACAATCGGCAACTTCTTTGGGCCTGACATGTTGCGCGTTTTGATCGACCCAGAAAAAACTGCAATTCATCTAGCAGAGCTATTCAACGTTCCAGATACCTTGATTCGAGATGAGGATCAGCGTCGTCAAATTTCTGAGGCGGCGCAGCAATTGATGGAGCAGCAGATGATGATGCAGCAAGCACAAGCGCAGCAAATGGGAGAGCAAAGTAATGGACCGCCAGCGCAAGGTTAATATTGGCATTGATGGCGTATCTAGAAGTCCAGAGAGAGATTCTGAAATTAGCCAAAATATTGCGCTAATCTTTTCCTCTGAGACCGGGAAGTCAGTTCTAAAGTATTTGCGCTCCATAACCATTGAGATGGTTCATGGGGCAAATGTCTCTACGGAAGAGTTGAGGCATGTAGAGGGCCAGCGATATATTGTTGGCTTGATCGAGCAACGCATTGCTCATGGTCACAGGAGTAAAAACAAATGAGTGACTCGCTACTTTCTACGGGAGATGCTGATGTTTCAGCAGAGGAGGCGACTCAAGAGCAATCTCAAGAGCGCGACTTTGTAACGGCGGAAGATCAGGAACCGCCGCGACCTGAGTGGCTTCCAGAGAAATACAAATCTCCAGAAGACTTGGCTAAAGCCTACAAAGAGCTTGAGTCAAAGATTGGCGCGAAAGAATCTGATCTTCGCACTAAAATTGTTGAGGAGCTTCAGGCTGAAGCTTTTTCTGAGCGACCAGAGAGCAAGGGTGACTATCAGCTTCCTGAGTATGTTGATGAAAATTTGTCTGTAGACAACGATCTTTTGTCTTGGTGGGCTGATCATGCATTTGAGAATGGCTTCTCTCAGGCAGAGTTTGAGCAAGGCATTGAGATGTATGCCAAGGCTTCGCAAGGAATGCAGCCGGACTTAGAAGCTGAAACCAAAAAGCTTGGAGAGAATGCTCAAGCGCGCATCGAGGCGGCTAGTATATTTATAACTAAGCATGTTCCACAGGAGGCTTTGCCAGCAATAGAGCGCATGTTTGAAACGCATGAAGGTGTTCTAGCTGTTGAGGCCATCATGGAAGCCATGAAGGATGGAAGCTTCTCTGCTGAGTCTTCTGCTCCTAGTGGAATTTCTGAAGCCTCTCTTCGCGAGATGATGCAAGATGAGCGTTACTGGAATCCAGCCAAACGTGACACGAATTACATCAAGCAAGTTCAAGAGGGCTTTAGCAGGCTGTATGGATAATCCAATTCTCTCATCTCGCGGCATGGACTTACTCACAATGACGGGGCGTCATGTGTATGAGTTTGTTGCCAACATGAGCGTAGAGAATCAAAAAGAGTTTGCCGAGGTATATGAACTAGACCCGCAGAAGTCTTTGCTTCGTTTTGTTGATATACCCGGCAACTATGCAGTTGTTCGAAATGGTAAAGTCCTTGCCCTGACTGGCGTTCATACGATGGATGACGGTGAGGGAATGATGTGGGCATTGTTTACCAAAGACATGAAGAAGCAGTTTGTTCGCTTTGTTCGCGCATCTACTGACCTTATCCAGTTCTATCATTCCATCTATCCAGTCTTGAATTGCGATGTCTGGATTGAGAGCGTGATGATTCACCAGTGGCTTGCGTTGTTAGAGTTTCATCCTGAGTTCGGATATGAACAGAACGGCCAGCAAATTGTCAGGGCTGTGCGCTATTGCTCGGAAGATGAAACTGAGTTATCTTCTGGTCAACGGCCCGTAGTTCACTGAGCGACCCCGTAAGGGATACTCGCGTTGAGGATGAAGAGCGGACACCCGTAGGAAACTTCAACTCAGGACTGTGACAATGGCAAATACTATCGACCAAGCCTTTATCAAGCAGTTCGAAACCGAAGTTCACATGGCTTATCAGCGTATGGGTTCCAAGCTGCGGAACACTGTTCGCTCGACCAATGTGACGGGTTCGACTGCACGATTCCAAAAGATCGGCACTGGCTCTGCCTCCACCAAATCCCGCAATGGTAACGTGACTCCGATGGAGCTTACGCACACCAACGTCGAAGCAACGATGGCTGACTACTATGCCGCCGAATACATCGACAAGCTGGACGAACTGAAGATCAATATCAACGAGCGTCAGGCTGTTGCTCAGTCTGCTGCCGCTGCTCTTGGTCGGAAGACGGACGAGCTTCTCATCACTGCAATGGACGCTGGCGCAAACGCCACGCAGATTGCAGATGACACTGGTGCGCTTGATAAAGCTGACTTGCTTACCCTCTTCGAAACGTTTGGCACTGCCGACATTCCCGAAGATGGGCAGCGTTATCTTGCGATGTCGCCTGCTGGCTTTGCTGACTTGTTTACTATTAACGAGTTTGCATCGTCTGACTATGTTGGGCCGCAGAACCTTCCCTTCGCTGGTGGCATGACCATGAAGGAATTCTTGGGCTTCAAAATCTTCTCGACCTCGGCGGTCGCGGGCGGCAAGAACTTTGCCTACCACACCACCTCGGTTGGCCTCGGAATTAACTCGGACGTTCAGACCGAAATTAACTATGTGGCAGAGAAGGTCTCCCACCTTGCAACGTCGATGATGTCGATGGGTGCTGTTGTTATTGATAGCAACGGTATCTACGAAGTCCTCGACAACAACTAAGGAATAGGGGGGTTTCGGCCCCCCTAATCTGCTATGCCCGATGTAGCCGACTCCGCCCTTCAGATTGCCAACAATGCCCTGTACCTTATCGGTGCCGAGGTGATTGAGGCATTTACTGATAGCACACCGCAAGCAAACGTAGCTAATGCGGTGTATGAAGACACTGTTATATCTTCCCTTTCGACGCATCGATGGCGCTTTGCTTCAAAGCAAAGAGACCTTGTTCGTATGTCTGTAGAGCCTGAGGGTAGATGGGATGCATCTTACAAGTTGCCAGCAGACATGGTGATTGCGCAAACTATCACTGTTCGCGACAACCCAATTGAGTATGACATTTACGGAGACCGCGCTTATTGTAATGCGGCGACAACAGATACTTTGGTCTTGGATTATGTATCTAGGGCTGACGAATCGGCGTGGCCTTCCATGTTCAAGCAGGGCGTTCAGTTTTCTCTTGCGGCTATTTTTGCCATGACACTTGCTCGTGATGGCAACATGTCTCAGCTAATGGATCAACGTGCGCAGCTTGCCTTCATGAAGGCGCGACAGATTGATTCCCAACAGCAAACCAGCCGCAAGCTACATACGCAGAGGTTCTTGGTTCAAAGGCGAAGCTAATGCAAAAAGTTCGCATTCCAATGAGCAACTTCTCCTTTGGAGAGGTTAGTGACTCGGTAATCATGCGGACTGATACGCCTATCTATCAGTCCTCTGCACAGCGTATTGAGAACATGACCGTGCGCGCTGAGGGCGGCGTTAAGCGGCGCTTTGGTTTGCGGGCCTATGACCACTTGGCTATTGATTATGATGCATCGAAAAGGATGCAGGCCAAGTTGTTCCACTTTATATTCTCTGACGATGAGCGATACGTTATTGCTGTTAGCAATGCGCAGATTGACATTTGGCGTGTCATTAATGGTGGCATGTCTTTCGTTCAAACTATTACGCAAGACGTAAATACAAATGCTCTCCCGTTTGATACAGACTACCTGCACGAATACACTCACGCCCAGTACGGGGATGTGATGTTTGTCTGTCACCCGCTGTTTGTTCCGCGCATGATTGTTCGGACTGGGTTAACTAACTTTGAGGTTCAGACGTATAGCTTTGACTCTTCTGTAGATGACAGTAACACCTATCAGCCATACACATCGTTTCATGGTTCTGGCGTAACAATTACGCCTAGCGCTTATGAGCATGTGTCTGGTGGCTCTATCACGCTTACGAGTAGCGAATCATACTTTGATACGACTGGGTCGCAGACGGGCGGTGACTACCTTGACTCATTACATGTTGGTATTCGTCTCGTTATAGGTGACAGTGAGCTAAACATTCTTAGCGTACAGTCTGCAACGCAATGCACTGCTGAGATTGTAAGCACCTACGACAATGAAGGTGCAACGTTATATCAAATACGCACTCGTCTTTCTATTCTAAATCCCTTCCGTACTAGGGAGGGCGAAGATGAGATTGAGGTAACACACATCAATCATGGTCTTGATGTTGGCAATACGGTCGAGTTCTACCATTCCAATGCCCCTAACGGGATTAACAGGGGTGATATTAATGGCGTCAGGACTATCCAAGAAGTAATTGATGAGAACACTTATGTTTTCAATGCTGGTGGCAGTAACAATGCTACTGACCATGAAGACTTTGGCGGTTATGTATCGGTTGCTCATGGTGGCGCTCAAGCTCTTTGGGCGGAGCAGTCATTCTCTGCACTGCGCGGTTACCCCGGTGCTGTTGTATTTCACGAAAACAGATTGGTTTTTGCCGGAACTATCTCGCAACCTGATACAGTATTTATGAGCAAGAGCGGGCAGTACTTTAACTTTAATGTTGGAGAGGGCGCTGACGCAGATGCCATTGTTCTGACTGCCGCAACTGGAGAGGTAAACGAGGTTCGCTACTTGGTGTCTAATCGCGACCTGCAAATCTTTACGGCATCATCTGAGCTATACGTTCCAACTTACCTTAACCAATCTGTAACGCCGACAAATGCGCAGATCAGGCAGCAAACGCCATATGGAATTGTATTTGTTGAGCCGCAGCCGCTTGATGGCGCAACTCTCTATATTCAAACTGGCGGTAAGGTTGCTAGAGAATATCTCTACACAGACACTGAGGAAGCATACACTTCAACGGCTGTGTCTACGATTGCATCTCATCTTTTGAACGATCCAAAAGATTCTGCCGTTGTTCATGGGGCATTCCAAGAGGCTGAATCATACGCAACCATTGTGATGGCTAATGGTGAATTGGCGTTGTTTGGATCAAATAGATCGGAAAAGCGCGCTGGCTGGATGCGAGTAACCTCCGGGTCTGACACCTATGGGTTTGAGTCTGTCGTTGCCATTGATGATCGCTTGTTCTGCCTTGCGTGGGAACATTGTACAAATCCTGCTGATGGAGCGGAAAAGAACTGGTTGGTTCTCTGTGAGTTTTTTGCCGATTACCACACAGACTTCAGCACATATGGTGCAGCTTCTGGTTCTTATCTTTATCCAGCCGATAGCCAGTTGTTCCAAAATGCTGAGACTTGTTCTCTTATTGGCTATGCATCATCTGGCAGTGAGCCAATTTACATTGGAACAATTGCGGCTGAAAGTTACTTGGATGGCTCGGACTACAAGATACGATTTGATGTTTCTGCGTACACATCAACCTACAACTTCTTTGAGGTCGGCAAGTCGTTCAACGTTCAGCTTACTAGCAATCCAATCGATGTGAATGTGGGCAATGGCTTTGTTACTGGAGACCCGCGTGGTATCTCTTCTGCTATCTTGGACTTAAGGGGTTCGAGGTCCGTGACAGTCAATGGAACGGCGTACAACCCGTCAGCGTCTTTTGATGGGAAGAAAGAGTTTTACATTCTTGGGTATGGTCGCGACCCACAAGTGACCATTACGCAATCGCAACCACTGCCGTTGCAGGTTAACGGCTTCATCGCGGAGCTTATAGTCTAATGGTTTTCCAAGCACTCTTTATCGCAAGTAGCGCAATCTCTGCTGCTGGTAGCTTGATGGCTGGTGCGGCGCAGCAGCAAGCCTCTGAGCTTAATGCGTTTAATATTGAAACCCAGAAAGTAGTTAGTGACACTCAGGCTGCACAAAACCACAACGACAGGCTGGAACTATTCCGCAACAACCTGTCTTCTAACATAGCGTTTATGTTCTCTACGGGGCGAGACGTTGATGTTACGCAAAACAAGCGAACAACTTCTGTAGCTGCTTTTCTTGAAAAGCAGAAGGAAACCGTTGGCGCTGATATTCGCCGCCTTGAGTTTCAGAAGCAAATGGAAGGCGCTCGATACCAAGCAGAGGCTGCTGCTGAACGACAGCGTGGGCGCGCTGCTATGCTGTCTGGTGTTGTTGGCGCGGTGTCGTCAATGGTTGGCGCTGTCTACAAGTATGAAGACATCCGCCTTACCGAAATGGCCTTGCAATCAAATGCCCCGGCGACAAGTCCACGACCAACAATGAGGCCATCCTGACATGCCTGTAATTCGTGAGCAGAAGCAATTTAAGATTGGACCCATTGGCATTGCGCGCGCCTCAGAGGGCGGCAGGGTTGTTGGTCAAGCGCTCCAGCAGGAGGGCGATAGACTTGCTAATATGTTCTATCAGTATGGTGCTGAAGAAGCTGAGAAGGCGGGTCTAGAGGCTGGTCAGGCTATTGAGACCGCTAGTCTTTTGACAATAAATCCTGAGACTGGAGCGCCGGAGGTTTATGAGCCACCTTCTGGATATGGTCGAATTGCTAGTGACGCCTACCAGAGTACTGTTCGCAATCGTTATACGGCTAGCCTTGAGGACGAAATTCGAGCGCGCAGCACAGTTCTAGCGGAACAGTTTGCGGATAACCCTGAGTCATATCGCACTGCGATGAATGACTACATTGCTTCGATGTCCAGTCAGACCACTGGAATGTGGTCTTCTATGATTACGGACATGGGGACTAGCTATACAACGCGCACTACTGCAAACCTTACTGCGCGCAAAATTGCCAGAGAGCGCGCCGCTGCTAGTG